CAATGACCGACTTCATGATGGAGCGAACATGGGCTGTTGTCATAGCCTCTCCGTGTGGTTGGTGATGTAGTGGTGCTTGAGCATCTCAATCGAGCCGATCACCTCGTAGACGTTGGAATGGTCACCGAGCACACAGGACATTCGCAGGCCATCGGCCAGGAAGCCTGCAGCAAAGAATGACTGCAGTCGGCCAGATTCAGCGTCGGCCAGAATGTCTTTGAGCGCAGCCACCAAGGCAGCGTTTGGCTTGTTGGTTGGAACGGACGCGCCTCGCAATGGCGTGATGTTGCTCATGAAAGCCACCTTTTGATGTGCACCCAGACAATCGCAGCGATCGTGAACCATGCGCCGATGCCAGCGAGTCCGAGCCAAATCAAAGCCCAAATGCCTGCCTTGTCTGCCTCTGTAAGTTTCATGTGATTTCTCCAGTCTCGGGGTCGACATATTCTGGAGCAGTGAAGCGCACGCCCTGCTGCGCACCAAAAGCCTCGATCAATTGCTGCAGCTCGCTCATTTCGGGCTTGGTCATCTTGCTGGTGGATTTGCCAAGCACCACAAATCCGCCATCAATGCCAGGCACGACGTCCTGCTTGGCCAGGCTGGCGGTGAACACGTGCTTCCATTCCTCTTCCGACAGTTTGCGGCCATACCAGTTCACCTGCTTGCTGACGTCTGTCAACATCGCCCACAAACGCGCATTTTGTGCGAGTGTGCGGGTTTCTGGCTTGATCTCCACCACCATGCGGTGGCCAGCCATCAGCAGGGACTTGAGCAGTGGCCAGATCTGTTGGGTCAGGACTTTGTGGGCCTGCATCGGCTCCCAGAGGGTGAATCGCTGGCGTTCGGTCATGTCAGGCACTCCCGGACTGCGATCCAGCACTCGTCGAGGCTGAGGGGGGTTTCGTCAATGCCTGGGCGACGGATGCCAAGATTCGCTCCCGGCCAGGGTTCTGCGGGTATCGGGCAATCGCTGCCAGCATCCCTGCTGCTGCTTGTTTGTTCGGCCTGGTGCTGATCACCAGCCTGGTGCAACACGACAGGCACCCAAAGTGATACTGGCCGGACAGCGGGTTCGTGGCGTGGGCTTGGCAGGAAGTGCATGTCATTCGCCCTCCTGGATTCTGAGCGCCTTCTTTGCGCACTCCAGGCTGCCGATGTTCACTCGGTCACCAGCGGCCTGCCTGGCCAGCAGCTTGCGTGCCCAGTCTTTGCCGTCATTCATGGCCACAAACTCCACCGGGCCGATGGGCTTGGCTTCTGGCGGTGGCAGTCTGCGCGGCTGGTCGTCGCTGAAAGTCTTGCGCGGCATCACAGCCTTGCAGATCGACTCGAACTGTGGCAGGTTTGGCGGGAAGGCAGGACACTCGTCGGCCAGGCGCTTGGCTGCCGTCTCGATGGTGTCCGGTGAATACTTGGCCAAGGCTGACTCCCAAACCAGCATGGCGGCACGGATGCCCTTGTCCTTGCCGTTGGCGTCGCGTTCTCCGGTGGAAAACTTGGTGGTGAACAGGCTGCCGTAAGACCCGTGCAAGACGATGAACAGCTTGCGGATCGTCGGGTTGTCGCCACGGGGTGCGGGTTGTTGGCCAGCGTTCTGGATGGCCTGGCTTGCCATTTCAGCGAGGTTATTCATTGTCGAACACCCCATCAAAAATTGCGCGGGAGGCTGCAGCGTGTTTGTGCTCGTTCCGCCCTTGTGCACTGCGCGTGGCGGTCTGCCTGCGCACCCAGTTGCGCCAGGTGGCTGGCCAGTCGGTTTTGACGCCCTTCTGGCCAGGCTGTGCAATCCAGTAGTCCAGGAATTCAGCAAACACCGTCTGCGGGTCAAGGTCTGCGCGTTCTTGCCTACAAAACCCAATCCACTCGTCTGGCAATTCAAAACCTGTTGGCAGGCGCGTGCCGCGCTGCGTCTTTGTTTTCTTGTGTTCTGGGTCTTGTGTTATGTGTCTTGTGTCTTGTGTAGCATTGCTTTCGCTATGCGTTCGCATTGCGTCTGCATCTTTGTGCTTACTCCACCTGGCCTTGGCGCTCTCGCTGGCTTTGGTCGACTTCTCGCCAGCCCTGGCAATTTCCAGATCTGCTCGGTGGTTTGTCCATCCGTTCTCATTGCGAATGAAGAACTCCTGTAAAACGATCGCAATGCAGTCGGTATGCGTTCGCATCCTAATCAGGCGTGCGATCTCGCTGGTTTCCAAAGGCAAAGGGGTCTCGTGAAGGTAGTACCAATCCAGCATGCGCCGGTAGGCTAAATCTTCAAGGTCTGAGAGGTGTTCGGTGTGGCTTTTGTAGTCGCCAATATTGAACTGGTAATAGTGCATTTTTTACCTTACTTCGTCGGTTCGCTTCACAAAAGAAACAGCGGCAGGACGGTGAAGAATCGTCTTTTCGGGAGCTACCCTAGCCGTGTTCAACATTCACTTTACCTCAGGCCGCAGGCTCATTCAAGCTCTTGCGGTACATGGCACCAAACCTTTTATCAAGGGCTGGACGCCACCGGAAGGCCACGCCATTGATCAGCCAGGCCTGGACAGCCGGGCCACTTGGGGCACCGATGGCCTTGGCCACTGCCTTGTATGAGCCGAGGCTCTTTCGGGCAAAGGCTAAGACCTGTGCATAGTATTGGTCGTCTTTGTTCATGACCGTGACTGTAGCACACATCCAACAAAAAAATAAAAGATTTTTTATTGTGGTTGTATAAATTTATCTTTTACTGTGCTATGATTCGTTTCACCAACAACCACCCACGAAAGGTAAACACGATGGAAATCAAGCAGATAGCAGCAGCCCTGGTGAAAGCCCAGCGCGAGTTCGGGCCAGCCCTGAAGTCCAGCAGCAACCCACACTTCAAAAGCCGGTATGCAGACCTCGCGGCCTGTGTCGAGGCAGTGATGGATGGCCTCAACAACAACGGCATTGCCCTGGTGCAACAAACCCACGAGTGCGAGGCCGGGGTGATTGTGGAAACGGTCTTTGTGCACGAGTCCGGTGAGACCTACAGCGCAGGCAAGCTGCACGTGCCAGCGGTCAAGCACGACGCCCAAGGGTACGGCAGCGCCCTGACCTATGCACGCCGCTACAGCCTGATGGCAGCCTGCGGCATTGCACCAGAGGACGACGACGGCAATGCGGCCAGCAAGCGCACGCCTGCGGTGCTGGACGGTTATGCCGAGTTTGAGAAGGCCACCCTGCCAGCCATGCGCGAGGCAGCCATGCAAGGCGAGAAGGCTTTGTCCGATGCGTTCATGGCCCTGCCCAAGTCAGCCCACAAGGCAGCATTCTGGCAAGCCCAAGGCCCTGCCCTCAAGAAGGCATCCAAGACAGCCGACACACAGGGGGCAGCATGATCGAGCAAGGCACACCTGAGTGGTTCGCCCAGCGCCTGGGCAAGGTCACCGCAAGCCGTGTGGCCGACATCATGGCCAAGACCAAGACCGGGGTTTCGGCCAGCCGTGGCAACTACCTCGCGCAGCTGGTGGCCGAGCGCCTGACTGGCCAAAGCGCCGACACCTTCAAAAGCGGAGCCATGCAGCACGGCACCGAAACCGAGCCACAAGCTCGGATGGTGTACGAGGCCGAGACTGGCCAGATCGTTGGCGAGGTGGCCATGATCACTCACCCAACCATCGAAATGTCGGGAGCCTCGCCGGACGGATTGGTTGGCGAGGATGGACTGGTCGAGATCAAATGCCCCAACACAAGCACGCACATTGCCACGCTGTTGGCCGACAAAGCGCCCAGCGGGTACATGGCCCAGATGCAGTGGCAAATGGCCTGCACGGGCCGCGCCTGGTGCGACTTCGTGAGCTTTGACCCACGAATGCCAGACGACATGCAGCTGTTCATCAAGCGGGTGCCACGTGACGACGCCCTGATCGCTGAGTACGAGGCCGAGGTGATCAAGTTCCTGGCCGAGGTGCAGGAAACGGTCGACAAGCTCGTCGCCCTGCGGAGGTCGGCATGAACGGGCGCGACTTGCGTGACGCTGGCCTGGCGCTTGTTGCACGGGGCCGCGAGGACTGGCTTGCCCATGCCAGGTCGGTGGCAATCGAGGTGGCCGAGGCCACGGGCCAAGTCACCATCAACGAGGTCAGGGAGCGCGTGGAGCTGCCTGCCGATTACCACCCCAACACATGGGGTGCGGTTTTTAAGGGTGACGCCTTTGAGGCGATTGGATACTGTCAAGCAAACCACCCATCAGCCCACGCTCGGGTTGTTCGGGTTTACAAACTGAAGGAGCAAGCATGAACATCACCCTGGATTCACTTGGCATCAGCAAGGATGCCATCGAGCAGAAGCTGATCGAGCATCTGGCCGAGCAACTGCTGACAGAAATCGTCTACGACTACGACGATGAGAGCGAATACCGCGCAAAGTCATCGCTGGCCAAGAAGCTGGACGCCTTGGTCAAGCAGCACATCGACGCCACGATCAATGCGCTGGCCGAAAAGCATGTCCTGCCCAACGTGGCCAGCTATATCGAGAACCTGACCCTGCAAACCACCAACCAGTGGGGCGAGAAGAAGGGAGCGCCCGTCACGTTCATTGAGTACCTGACCCAACGGGCCGAGGACTACATGCAAGAGAAGGTGAACTTTGAAGGAAAGGCCAAGGCTGAGTCTGGTGGCTATTCATGGAGTGGAACACAGACGCGCATCACGCACATGGTTCATCAGCACCTGCACCACAGCATTGAGACCGCCATGAAGCAGGCTCTTCAAATCGCCACAAGCGGCATTGCCTCTGGCCTGCAGGAGACTGTAAAAGTCAAACTGGCCGAGGTGTCTCAGAAGCTGAAGATTGATGTGAAATCTCAATGAAAACTTATTTTGCAAATCAAAAGGAGCAAGCATGAAAGCAAACGGACTGGCACGCATCGGCAAAGACGCCGAGGTGCGATACACACCAGGTGGGGCAGCGGTGGCAAACGTCTCGCTGGCGTTCACCTACGGCAAGAAAGGCGACGACGGCAAGCGCCCGACGCAGTGGGTCGATGCCTCGCTGTGGGGCCAACGCGCAGAGTCGCTGGCACCGTACATCAAGAAGGGTGGCCAGATCGTGGCTTACCTTGAGGATGTGAGCATCCAGACCTTCACCAAAGGTGACGGCACGCAGGCCACCAAGATGGTGGCACGCTTGGTCGATCTGGAGTTTGTGTCCGGTGGTGAGCAGGCAAGCAGCCAGCCAAAGCCACAACCAAAGCCACAAGCAGCACCACAGTCGCATGGCTCAGGCTTTGACGACATGGATGACGACATTCCCTTTTGAAAACTGGAGCAACTATGAGCACACGCATTTACCTGGTCACCGACGTGGAGACCAACAAGCACCGCCTGATTCGCGCAGGCAACCAGGCGCAGGCCATCCGGCACGCCGCCCAGACCCGCTTCAACATCGAGGTGGCTGGCCAGGATGATCTGGTCAGCTTACTGACTGGTGGGATTCCCATCGAGCTGGCCGGTGGGCCTGCAACAGCAGATATGTTTGAAGAAGCAAAGGAGACGACATGATCGAAGGCCCCTATGGCTACGAATACAACCCTGCACAGCAGCAGGAACGGTTTGATCCCAAAAAGCACCTTGAACAGATGGCCATGGGGCAGCGAAACATGCTTGGACACGGGGCCATTGGGACTGAAGCCATGAAAGAGTCAAACATCAGTCTTAACCTTGAGCGCTTGGACAAAATCCTGTCGCAACAGGAAGAGCTGGTAACTTTACTTGAGCAGAAGCTCACGCCGTTCATCCGTCCTTATCCAAAACAGATGCGCGAGGAGATCAACCAGACGGCTGCACCGCAGTCTGCCCTGGCCGAGCGCTTGTACCACCAAACCGTGCGATCCGACTTTTTGTGTGGACGCATCAACGCCCTTATTGGAAGCATTGACCTATGACAACCAAAAACAAGACCCAATATGTGACCGTCCGCCTGTCGGATGAAGTCATGGCCAAGCTCAAGGCCGAGGCCGAGCGCAACACCCGAAGCCTGAGCGCACAGGTGCTGCACTACATCCGGCTGGAGCTGGACAAGGTCAAAGCATGAAGAAGGAGACCAAGGTCAGCATTGAGCTGTGGATGCACAAGTGGCCGGTGTTCGCTGTTGGTTTTGCCCATGGCGAGTTCTTTTTGTCTTTGTGGATCGTTGACCTGCGCGTCTGGCGAGGTTACTGATGGACAAGCGTTACATCCTGATGGCCATGCTTCGGCCATCCACCATCCACTTGGCTGCCTGCCGTGCCCTGCGGTGCGGGTCGCGGCCAGGCCTGTCAGTTTTCTTTGATCGGGTCGAAAAGACCTTCAGCATTTTGGAATTCAAACCATGACCGAAGATGAAATGAACCTGGACATGCTCGTTGCCGAGCTGGAGCAGGAAAACCGGCTTTTGAGGGCCAGAAACGAGCGCCTTATGGCAGAGGCCCAAGCCAGCAACTTTGAGCGCACAGCGGCCTGGCTGAAGGCCTGCGGCAAGGCTCCTGGGGCTGCTGCAATAGCAGTGCAGATTGGATGCGACTTTGAAGAGAAGGCCGAGTTCTTTTCGTGCATCGAACTGGACGATGGCCACGACCGTTCCATTCAAGATCGCCTGCGAAACATCGTGCACGAGCTGAACTCTCTTGGCCACTTGCTGAAGAAGGGCTTGATCAAAGCAAGCATTCCAAAGGGCCGACGGGCAGAGGCGCTTGATGCCTTGTGCGACAGCGAGGTGACCGGCAACGGTGTGGCGTACCTGGCAGGCTTCGACAAGCGTGGAGCCGACCAGGCCGTGCTGGCCAGCAACGACGCCAAGCTGGTGGACGGCAAGCCGGTGATCCTGCCAGGCGGCAAGATCGGCAAACCAGAGGGCTGGAAGGCTCCAGACCTGTCGGGGTTCGTGTGAAGAAAAAGCGCCAGCCACGCCCAAAGCGGTACACCTTGCTCGACGAGATGACCGCAAGTCCGACCGAGCCTTTGCCACAGGCTTGGCGGACGCACCAGCTCACCAAGATGTACCAAGGCCTGCACAACCTGGAGCAAGGCGAAGACCCACAGCCAAACGACTGGCGGCTGGTATCGGACGCCATCAACCTGGTGGAGACGCTGGTGCAGGAGATGAAGGTTTGCGAGGATGGCAGCGGCCTGCTCATGGACGCCATCACAGCCATGGCCAAGGCAGGCAGGCGCAGCAAAGCAGGGCAAAGCCTGCGCCTGGATGGGGAAGGCATTGTGGCCGTGCGCTCCATCCTGAGCGACTATGCCGAGCTGATCGATGTGCTGCCAGCCAGGGTGATGGTGCGCTGCCACCGGCTGACCGAAAAGCGCCTGCATGAAATTTTGGACGGCAAGCGTGGGCCGCACGACATTGAGCTGATGGATTAGGGAAATCCCCTATAAAATAATCTTCTATTACTTGTGTGCGTTTGTGGGTGTTTGTGCTATGATCAAGACATCGCAACAAACAAACCGGAGAGCACCATGAAATACATCTACATCGTCATTGACTCACAAGGCACCATCCTTGGCGCTTTCAGTAAGCGGGAATCAGCCCAAGCAGCGGCAGACGCCCACAGCTATTTCTGCCGCATCTCCACCGAGCCGATCATCACAAAATAACCAAGGAGACCACCATGATCAAACGCTACCACGTAATTTTGGCCATCATCGCCCTGATCGCAGCCATGGGCTTTGTTGGCCAGGCAGACTTCGAGGATGAGCAAGCCCAGGCAGAGCAATACTGCGAGATGGTCAAGCTCTGGAAACAGACCAAGGGCCAGGCCGGTTGGCCAGCCTACAACGGTGAAGGGGTGTGCAAATGAAGACAGAGACCAGCATCCACCGGGTGGCCAAGATCGAAATCGGCGAGCGCCGGTTTCACGCAAGCTCGACAAGCCCATTCTGGTGCCGTAGCATCACAGTGACCGACGAAGATGGCCACAGCCACACGCTGGAGCTTTACAGCCACAGCGAAGACGAAGACACAGCATTGAAGGTGACCACATGACATACCTGGCCGAAATCGAAAGCAAAGTCGCAGGCATACCTTGCCTGATCGGTGTGACGGAGTTCAGCAGCGTGAGTGGCTCGTACAGCTACAACGCGCCCAGCGACATGGATTATTACGGGTACACCGAGTGCGAGTGGGAAGTGCTCGACCGCAATGGCCGTCCGGCTGCATGGCTGGAGCGCAAGCTCACGGACGCAGACCGCAGCCGAATCGATCAGGAGATCGAGGAAGCCATGACCGAGGATGCGTACTGATGGACGCGCTCGGCCACTACGACAAGCTGTATGGCGACCTGGGCCTGTCTCCAAAGGACGCAGCACAGTGGGTGTTCGTCTCGGGCTGGAACAGCGCCATGCAGGAGGCTTTGGAGCGCATCCAGGCCATGCCGCTGCAGTCGGACACCAAGGCATCGTTTGCGGTCTATTTCCAGCAGATGATGCACATCGACCCGTCTACCATTCAAGCGAGGATGCAATGAGTACTGAGTCAATAAAGCAGGCGTTGAAACGAGCTTTTCAGTTGGGGCAGAACTATTGGTCTTGGGCAGACAGCGAGTATTCCAGCCATTGGAAGAAGGCCGATGCAGCAAAGGCAGAGTTCGACAAACTTGTCGAAGACACCCTTCGCACCACCCCACCCGTAGCACAGCCAGCACCTGTGCAGGATGATCTTGACGAGCAGGTAATCCGTGAGCGCGACGAGGCCGAAGCAATTGCCGATGCGCTGGCAGAAAAGATTGCCGCGATCACCGGATGCGAAATCGGTGAGCACACCAGTGCAAACAGTCCGTGGCATAGCGCATTGGACGCCGCCGACGAGTTTCTTGCCAGCCGCCCACCCGCAGCACAGCCAGCACCTGTGCAGGAGCCAGAAGTACGTTTCAAATGTACGGTGATTGATGAACAGCATCCAAACGGCGTGCCTTTGGAGCAGTGGGGAAACGCAGCACAGCGGCAATGGGTTGGATTGGGTCAAGACGACATAGACAAACTTAAGCACATGATCGACTGGACAGCAACTTGGTCGTATGGCAAGTTTGCCTGCGAGATTGAACGAATTTTGAAGGAGAAAAACGCATGAGCAAGAAACAAGACCCCTACGCAAGCGAAGAAGACACGCTAGCACTGCTGCGCAAAGACACGCGCACGGATTCCGAGAAAATCCTCGACCGCATGATGGATGAGCGCGGAGCCAATGAGCAGGGAGCCGAGCCGTACTTGGTGCTGCGCCAGATCGCGCTTGAGTTGCTGGATCAGCGAGCATGAGCAATATCATCCCATTCAACGGCATTACCAAGCTCGACCTCAATCCGGACATCGTGCTGGAGAACACAAAGGGCAAGCTGGAAGGCTTTGTCATCTGCGGGTACGACAAAGACGGCCAGGAGTATTTCGCAAGCACCTATGCAGACGGTGGCGATGTTCTTTGGCTGCTGGAGCGCATGAAGCTGCGCCTGCTGACAGTAGAGGTTGATTAACGCTTTCCAGCCCTCTGCCTGGCGTTGGTATCAGCCTGCCACTGATCGCGGCACTCAGGGCCGCAGAAGCGCCTGTCAGCGGCAACAGGCTCTTCGCAGTAGTGGCACAGGCCAGTCGGCTCAAGTCGCTGGTGTGGCTGCCTAGCTGTGGTCAGGCAGGCCTCGCGCTCTTGCTCTTCTCGGATTGTGGCTTGGTCGGAAACGTCGGTCATAAAAAAGACCCGGCACAGAGGCCGGGCAAGGCAGCCGAAGCTGCAGAGACAACTGTCAAGCCTTGCCCTTGATGCGCTCGAAAGTGCGAAGGCCACCCAAGCCTAACATGCCGGTCAGCAAGACCATCAAAGTCTCGTTGTCGATCGGTGGCAAAGGCGGCACGGAGCCACCAAAAACGGCCACCAGCCACGGCAAAACAGGCTGCAGAAGGAACTGGTACACCAGGCCAAAAACGCACGCCCAGCCAGTCGCTGGACGCCAGCCGCCACGGAACATGTCGGTTCCAGCCTCGACCTTGTTGACCTCGATCTGGCCAAGCGCCATCTTGGTCTCTGCGTCCAGGACGGCCAACTCACCTTTCTGGGCCAGCTCCATGAGCTTGATCTTTGCTTCTGCGCTGGCTTGTGGGTCGGGCAGCACCTTCTCGAGGACGGTGCCAATCACGGGGATGAGTGCTTGCCAGATCATGGGTATGCCTTTCGATCAAGCTCGAAGTGAGGGCCGTCTTTGAAGGTGCGCCAGTCGCCACCCCAAACGATGGCCACGTCCAGCTCCTGGGCCGCCTCTTTCATGGCTGCCGCGATCTTGTGATACAGCGGCCACGACCAGTCCACCTGGTTGTCCACCCAAGCCCCAAGATCGACCGCGTGGCCTGTGATGTGGCGCGAGTTGATGGTCTGGCTTGCACCGGACTCCATCAGCGTCTTCTGGCGCTCAGGATCGCGCAAGCCTTCTAGGACGGTGAAGTCCACGGTGGTGATCTCGATGGCGCGCTCGACAACCCTCACGAGGTCATCGTGCACGCCTTTAAGACGCTGCTTTGAACGTGCGCCGAGCTTGTACATCAGCTTTTCCAGTGGCTGGCCACAAAGCCAACGAAGGCCGAAAACGCCGAGGCGATGCTCATGCCAATCCAAAGCCCACCCTTGGAGCGATTGGCCAAGGCCAGCAGCTCTTCGAGTTGGCGCTCCATTTTGTCGACTTTTCGATCCATGTCCTGGACTTTCTGCCAGAGCACGCCGTACTTCACTAGATCGATCTCATTCCCATCCGCCATGACGTCAGCCTCCAACACAATCAGCAATCAACAGCGCCAGCAAACTCTGGCAGCGTCTTGGCATGGTCGTAAGCCTGAGCGATGGGATTTTTCCCGGCAAGGTCATAAGCACAGGCGTGCACCGCATCTGCAAATGCCTGAACACCGCTGTCATCTTTGTACGAACGAACTTGGTAAGACATGCTTGTCTTACCATTTAATCGCACGCCCTCGACTCGGTGGTATGCGTCCACGGCCTCGAAGCCTTGTTCTGTTGTGACTGTCTTTTTAAGTGCCATGATTTTCTCCTAAATGATTGATTACAGATTGCCTTCGGACACCCAAGTGCCTGGGTTACCCATGACGGTGCAGCGCCAGCCTTTTGGCTGACCGACAACTGGCACAGATTGAATGACTCGATCACCGACACCCCAGTAGCCAGAACCGGCAGGGGCAGCGTTGCCGTATTTGCTGATGATGGTGCCGTTTGCGGCTTCGTTCAAAACAACTCCGCTGAGATCATTTGACTCGTCTACGATGGTGCCAGCACTTGCGCCAGCGGAACCAGAAAACGCAATCGAATAGCTGCCAAAACTCGAATAAAACCGGTTGGCCGTAAATCGCACATTAGGGCAAGAAGTCAACGCAAGAGCCGTACCTGTTGACGAAATGTTATTGTTGGAAACTTGAGCGCCAGAAATGCCCTGCATGAACAAGCCATTGTTAGACAAGCCACTGACGATGTTGCTTGTGATTACAGCGTTTGTGAATGTGCCACCACCTACGGTGTTAAAGGCAATTCCATAAGTCGTTCCGCGAATCCTGTTGCCGGCTACAGAAATGCCATTCATTACGCCAATTGATGCGTTAATACCAATTGCGCTGTAGTTGGTATTGAGGTGCTTGATGGTGTTGCTCTTGATCTGCACGCCGTCGGCGTTTGCGCAGTAAATCGCTTCACCACGAACAGCGGTCGTGCCAGTCGACAAAATGATGTTGCCGTCAACTTGAACGGGAACGCCACAGGTCTGCACAGAAATGCCAGGGCCGCGCTGTGCGGTGATGTGGTTGTTGGAGACAATCACTTCGTTAATCGTGCCTGTCGGGTAGGTTGCAATGTCTCCGGTGGAAACACCAATCGCAGCCACCACTTGAGTTTCAAAATTCGTGGTGTTGATGCAGCAGTTGTTCAGCGTGTTGTCGCAAACAATCGTGCCACCCATCGACTGAACATAAATACCATGACCACTCAATCCACCAAGCGCTGTTCCTGCAATGTCGAAAACTCGATTGCCGGAGATCAACGTCTGTGTGTCATAAGCCGTTGTCACATAAACAATGATGCCAGCGTATCGAGCGTTCGCAACGTAATTGTTGATGATCGAGTTGCCCGTTGGGGTACTGCTGGTATACGGGTCTTGAATAAAGATGCCGTGTTCAGAGGATGCGAAGCAGTAGTTACCTTCGATCAGGTTGTTGTTTGACGTGCGTTGAATCGCGATTTGGGCGCTGTCCTGAGTTGTTCCAAACCAAGACGAAAAGCGGCAACCACGCACCACACAGTTGGACGACTCATAAATCGCAACGCCCCAGTAGCCCATGTTGAACATGCCAACGTCTTCGACCAAACAGTTGCGGCACTCGTTGGCCATCAAGATGCCAGCCTTGTATGCCGTCGAATTGGTTTGCGACACGGTGGAAATCTTCAAGTCGCGAACGATCACGCCAGACACGCCGTTCAGGTAGAAGCCGTTAATCGAACCGTCTTTCAGCTGGATGTGCGAAGACAGGCCGTCGCCATAGATGGTGGTGTTGTTTCTTGGAGACACGCTGTTGTCCATGCGGTAGGAAACAGACGGAGTCGGAAAATAAACGCTCAAGGACGCGTCCAGTGCCGCTTGAATCGCTGCTGTGTCGTCTGTTACTCCATCACCGACAGCACCAAAGTCCGTGACGCTGACAGTTTGTGACAACTTCGCTTCGACGTTGGTTTCGACTCCGCCAGTGAATGGGGGATCGTAGAGGACGTTTTCTGCATTCACACTGCTCAAAACAACATCGCTGTAACGCTCTGTCGAAGCTGAAGCACTGTAAACAGTGCTTCCGTTGCGATTCATCACGCGAATACTGTAATCGCTGTTGACGTACAGGCGAGCAGGCGATCCATTGCGCGATGGGTAACCAGCAAGCGTTCGGATTGGCTGAGGAGCGGAAATAGTCAGCGCAGCATCCCAATACACGTTAATCGGGTTTGTTTGCGGGTCAAGGTTTACTGTTCCGATCCAGACATAACCTGCCTCTAAGGGCTGGCCATCGATGTCTGTGAAGATCGGATAAGTTGGTTGAATACTGAGTGCGGACATTACTGGTTCTCCTGG